GCCAGATCCTGCTCGGTGATGCCATCGCCCAGCATGGCCGCCGGTGGGACTTTCGCGGACACCTTCTCGAAATACTCCCGGTCAAAATGCCGCACTGGCGCTTCATAGCTGGCCCGACCAGAAGCTTCCGCAATACTTTCCCCCCACACCAATAGAGGGATGCCAAAACGCACCGCCACCTGCAACGGGAACGCCCCGACGCCAGAATGACAATGCCAGCAGGCATCTCCGATCTTGAATATGGATTTTTTGGCGAGTTTATTGACCAGGGAACGGTTGGGGGTGAATTGGATATGATCCACATTGAAGGTTTCCAGCGCCAGCATCAGATTGTAATAGCCGGTTTCGGAAAACCAATTGTGGGAGAACGTCACCGCCAGCGGCTTTAAGCCATATTCCTTCACCAGCACATGGAGTTGAAAGAAGCTGTCTTTCCCGCCGCTGATGGGAATCAGGCAATCGTAATTGTTCCCAGCGTTTTTCCTGGCCTCCGCTAGGATCTCGCCGAGTTGCTCCCGGCGCTGCTGCCAGTTGATGTGCATCTTCTGCTCGGAAGACTGGCAGGCCGTGCATATCCCCATTTCGTCAAAGGAAATGCCCTCCTGCGTTTCCGGCATAATGCAGCGCGTGCAATACCGCAAACCTTCTATCATTGGTTCCGCCTTTCCGCCTAAGTTGGAATTATGCCGTTGCGCGTGTGAGATCCGAAGTCGTAGTGCCCCCGGTGGAAGATTTGCATGGCACCAGGGAAGCACTGGCTTCCGCAAAGTCGCCGACCGTCCCACTGAAAATGCCATAATCGGTAATCATGGCATAGCTGGTGTATTTAGGGTTCTGGGTGCTCACGGCGCTGGTTGTAGGCCGGAATTCCACCGCAAAACGGGATCCCATCAGTCCGTTCAACTGCGCATCGATCGCCGCCGCGTTGAAATCCTGAGCAAAAGTCACCGAGGCCGACCAGTTTTTCAGAGCGGGCAAGTTGGACATAGTGTCTTGTCCCATTACGGTATCATCCACCGCATTGACCTGATGGTTAATGGTGACTGAACGAACGCCTGAAAGCTGCGTTGAATTGAACGCCACGTAAGCGTCATCCCATACCAGGGTCGCCATAAATCAATCTCCTTAATTTTCCGCCGCTAATAAATCCCGAAAACGCCCACCAAACTGATGCCGGTGGATTGCGAGCTGGATACCGTGGCTTGGCTGACGCGCCACCAAGTATCCGTGATATTGCCGGTACTGGTCAGAAAACTGGAACCCGGCGCAGTAAAGGTGCTGAACGCAAACCGGGTGGTCCACTGACTCGAGCTGGCCGCACTGGATGCAGCCGATTGAATAGTAGGCAAAACGCTGTGCGTGGTGGATGGCACCGTTAAAATATGCACTGCCGCCGCCACTTTCTGGCTGCTGGTCGCCGCGCCCAGGTTCACTGCTGTGCCGTTGGCGCTGGTGGTGAAATTCTCGGTCCAGTACCCCACCTGCCCGCGAATCAGATCCGGATTGGCGCTGGTGCCTTTGGTGGCCACACCCCCGGCAGAAAATCCGGCCAGCTCACCCACGCTGTTTTGGAATGGGGTATATTCGGCCCCCATGGCATTTAAAAAATACGCCAAGGAAGTCACCGTGGTGCTGTCCGCGACAGTAAAAGGTCGGTTGGTCAACCCCAACTGACTGGACAAGCCGCCGTCATAAGCTGGGTCAGGGTCATATAGTCCTGAGACGCTGAATGTCACCGAGCGCAATCCAGGCAGATTGGACATGGTATCCTGCCCGAAAACGGTATCATCCAGCGCCGCTTGCGCTTGACTCAATGCCACGGCATTGGCCCGGCTGGTGAGGTGATAAGGCCCCATCAGGATTTTCTGATTTTTCAAAACAAAATTTGCCATCGCTTATGCCTCAAGAGCTTTTATAATGAACAATCGCGTCGATCGTCCGCCGGAAGACTTCTTCATCCGGATCGCGCTCTGGAATGGTTTGCACATCTTCAATAAAGATGGTTTCAATGGTCACCGTGCCGGTGCTGGAACCATACCGTTCAATCGCCCCAATCACCGCATTGGCCAAAGCGTTGGCGCTAGATGGATTAGTTGCCCAGCAATCAAACTGGAAGCGGGCCGGAATATTCACGGCATCCGTGCCCATCAAGGGAATACGGGGTGCGCTTACCAGCAAATAACTGATTGCCGGGTAGGTCACATTCTGGGGCAATTGGTCCTGATACACCCGGTTACTTGAAAACGCGGCCACACTGGTAAGTGTGGTCAGGATTCCACGCAAATCCGCTTCAATCGTCATACGACAGGCACCGCCTTGGCCATAATTTCCCAGCGCTCCCCATAACCCAATTCACGAACATCCACGATGTTGTAATTGGTCGAGTTATATACCACGCGCTGGGTGCGATCAGGAATCACAGTTGCGTTATAGTAGACCCTGAAAATCGTATCCGCTTCGGCACTGACTTGCTCATGTCGGAAGATTTCACGCCCGCCTTTTTGAATCACTTCAGCCCAGACTTGATAGCCGGTAGACCAGCTTCTAGTCTCGCTGCCTTCACTGTCATATGTTTTGGTTGGGGTTTGGATGGTAATCAAGCGATCCATTCTGCCAATGTCCATCAGTAGCCCTCAAAGAAGGGCACTTGATAACGGGCCAGCAACCAATCGGACGCCTTGGGCGTGTTGACCGAAGTCACCAGCGCGGCAGCGGTCACGGATTCCTGACGATTGGACCAATAGTGGGCCACCAGGAACTTGATGGCATGCTTGATACCTTCCGGCACCGCCCCCAGGTGGTTGCCATATCCGGCGGTATACGTCACGGTGACTGCGTTTGGTACATTCAGCGTAATCGGCCAGGTTTCCTGATAGGCGGGGCAAATGCGCGCCGGAACACTCGCCGTGTCCACCGTGTAATAGGTTGATCCCCATGTCTGCGTGGATTGATTCGTGTCAATGTAGGTGATCGATGAAATCGACTGCAGGGGCGGCTTTGGCACGAGCATACATTGCGCGCGGGGGAACTCATCCCGTGTCCATGTATACTGTGTGGTGATCAGCGTCCTGCTGGTCACGCCTTCAACGTATTCCGTCACCATGGCGATTAAGCCCTGAATGTAGGAATCGGAATTGGTATCTGTGACCCGCAGGTGCTCCTTGGCCTCTTCCAAGGTAATGGGGTAATGGCTAGCCTTGGTGGATACCGAGATCGGCATTGATAAATTCCTCTTTCAGAATGCCGTAATGAATAACATCGGCAAACCGGCCATTTTTAAACATCGCCTGCCGGGACCGGCCTTCCTGGCGCATCCCCAGCTTTTCCGCCAGCTTCTGCATGCCGATATTATCCAGGTGCGTCCCGCAGTAAATTCGGTTCAGCCCCAGTGCGTCATAACCATGTCGGCACAAAAGCCGTGACGCCTCATAGCCAATCCCTTTCTGCCTAGACGCGCCGATCAGGATGGACAATTCCGCGCTGCGATCAATGAGGTTGATGTTTTTCAGCGCGATATTGCCGACATGCCCATATCCATTAGTCCATATCCCCAATACTAATTGATCGTCCTGCTGGCAGGTTTCGGCATATTTTTGCGCGCCCACGCGAGTAATCGCAATTCGGTTCCGCGATGTGTAAAAATTGGTTTCCGGATCGTTCAACCACCAATGATGATCTTGGCTGCTTTCCTCAAAGAGGAAAAGAAACAGGTTTTCGCCTTGAATAAATATTGTCTTCATGGTCGTGTCATCCAGATGGATTCCCAAACCTGCTCAGCCACAGGGCAATGATCCGCATCAAATACCGACAGGTGGGTCAAGGGCTTTTGATACCGGAACGCATCCGGGATCCGGGTGGTATGCGGGAATAAATACCAGGCATGCCGGGTACCCGGACGAACCGGCGCCAGGTCAACCATACTTTGCGCCAATGCCTCCCGGCGCTGGATTTCCGCGGGCAGCTTTTTTAACTGCTCCCTGGCGATCGCTGCTTCGATTTCCGTCATGCGAAAGTTAAAGCCGAATTCATGGAACTCTTTGGCATTCTCGCCGTGGTTTCGAAACAAGCGCAAGCGCTCGGCCAGCTCATCGTCGTTGGTGCAAGCCATCCCGCCTTCGCCGCAATGAATGTGCTTGTGGTAATTCAACGAGTGCACCACTATATCACCAAAGCCGCCGGGAAGAGGGCGCTGGGATGCGTCCTGAATGATATAAAGATCATCGAAGTCCCGCAAACACGGGTTGGATGCCTGCCCAAACAGATCCACCGTGATGATGGCAACAGTATCCTCCGTGATTTCCAGCTTTCCAGGGTCCAGGCAGAAATAATCCGGTTCAATATCACAGAAAGTTGTATAACCGCCAAGGAATGAACAAGCCGCCGCGGTTGCCGACATGGTGAGAGGTGGCACAATCACCTCATCACCACGGCCAATATCCACTGCACCGCAGGCGGCAATCAGGCAACTGGTAGCGCTATTCATGGCCACCGCATGCCTGAACCCGAAATAATCGGCCCATTCCGCTTCCAGGGCTTGTACTTCCGGACCGCCATGCGGTTGGCCGGCCAGGAAGCCGGACAGCACGCCGCTATCGAGTACCCGCATCACTGCGGCTTTTTCCTCCGCACCGATGGCCGTCATGACAGGGCCTCGCAGAGTTCCAGAACCTTGATGGCATTTTCAACCGGGCTTAAGAGCGGGACCCCGTGAGTTAGGTGATCCGCGATATTTTGGACGGCAACAACCATGGGGGAGTTGCCAATAGGGAGTTCATTGGGTGGTCCATAGACTGAT